TTTCATCAACTGCTGCTCAATTTTATGAGTACGATCAAGCAAAACAAACACTAGCAGCATCAGGTGTAAAAAATGCATCACAAGTTACTTTAGGTTTAGCAACTAGTTCTATCAAACCAATAGCATCCCCAAATGGTGGGTTTTTACCATTTGATCTATCCGTAACAATGGATGGGCTTTCAGGAATGAAAGTTTATCAAAAATATACTATTGATACTAATTACCTTCCCTCTAATTATCCAAATACATTAGAATTTTTAATTAAAGGTATTACTAATGATATTAGCAATAATCAATGGACTACAACTTTAGATTCATTTGCTATACCAAAAAACCCATTTGGTTCATCTGTATCTCAAACATCAGCAGCAGCATCTTCTAAATCATCATCAAATGGAATTAGAGGAACAAAACCAACATTTACAGGTAATACACCTAATGCTGATAAATTAAGAACATTACTTATATCTTTAGGATATACTGAAAAAGGAAAAGAACTATCTAATGGGGGTGATATATCTCCTGAATTATTAAGATATGCTTCCTCTGTGTTTAAAGTAATTAAAAAACAACTTCCAAATCTAAACATAACAGTAACCGGAGGTAATGATAGGTATCATCAAAAATTAAATTACAAATCATCTCATAGTCTAGGAACAGGTTTAGATATAGCTATATCACCAGCAACCTCAGCTAATAAAAAATCAGTTGATACAATATTAGGAGGGTTTGCAGCTGGTAATCAAAATCTAATAGTTAGCTTTATTAATGAGTATGATTATCCATCTAGCGCGGCAACAGGAGGTCACTTTCACCTAAGAATAGGAGGTAAAATAGAGAGTAAACGAATTAGTGGATTTAATAAATTAGCTAGTCAAGGACAATTAATAACTTATCCAATAGTATAAAATGTATTATCCTAAATCCCAAATTACTCCTAATTTATACACCAATGGTGGTGAATTTATATTAAGTGATAGTAAATCTGAATATAATGGCTATTATTTTAAAATATCCACAGGAAAATATTTTACTGGTAGAAACCAAGATGATAGACCTAATATTGAACTTATCCCTGTTGAGATATTATCTCAAGATAATATTAACACACCAAATCCTAATGTAAATGTTAATGTTTTATCTTTAGACAGTACTGATTTTATTTCTAATCAATATGAAGTAAACACAGATGATGTATTTGATTATTTTAATTTAAAAAATATAAACATATACAACCCACCCAAAACTAACACTCCATATTATAATCCAGTGTTACCAACAAACCAAGATTACAAAAATGGTGAATTTAGACGATTGTTCTGTAAAAAAACAAACGAAATACAATATACAGAAATAAACGCTGTTGTGTATAACCAATTAATATCAAAATCTCCACAAATATTATGGCAATTATATGAACCATTCAATATAACATGGCAATTAACAGGCAATGCCGGAGATGTAGCTAGAATAAACTACAGAACAGTAGAATTAACATCTAAAAGAAGAAAATTACCTAAACTTGGAGATTACCTAAAGTCTGATTATATTAAATATTATAAATAAAATGGTTATAACAAATGTTTTGGTTAATAGAATCTCAAGATCAAATTGAGTATTTAATAGGTAGAAATTACAATGAAGCCTTCATTGAAATAATACCACATCACGATAAGGTACATCCTGCTTTAAATGATGTTTCTCTAGTGTATTTTAGACCGTCTAACGAACAAAAAGGGTTTATGTTATGCGTTGACCATAGTGAGACTTTGAGCGTGAATAATACGCTAATAGACACGTTATTGACGGGCATAGATGCGTTGTGGGTAAGGGATAAAAAATCGGCATTATATTATTTTCCAATTAGAAGCTTGCGCGATGTAAATATCATCTATAATCCGTATATACAAGACCAAACAACAACCCATACATACTTTCAACATAAGTATCCTAATAATACTAAAATAAATAAAATAATACCGGTAGTTAAACACTATGAGGTATGTGAAAATGTGTATAATAAGGTAAAACCATATTTTACTAATGATTTACCACCGTATTTTAATTTTTACAACAATAAATCAACACTCGCATTCTTTGGAATAGAAAAAAATGGAATAAAAATAAATGAAACAATATTTAATGAACACTTTAAACCAAATAACCCATCACATTCAATTGCAGATGGTACGATTTACACCAACTATAATTTGGTTACAACTACTAGGAGACCAAGCAATAGCTTTAATGGCATTAACTTTGCGGCCTTAAATAAGGAATCGGGTGCTCGAAAAAGTTTTGTACCCAAATACACATTTTTAGAGTATGACATTAGTGCTTACCATCCCAATTTAGCAGCACAACTAATAGATTATGATTTTGGTGTAGATGATGTACATCAAGCATTTGCCGATTTATATGGTACAAGTTATAAGGAGGCTAAGGAGCTTACATTTAAGCAACTATACGGAGGTGTTTTTAAGCAATACGAACACCTTGAATTTTTCCAAAAAATAACCAAATATATAGAGGAAAACTGGGATATATATAATAAGGAAGGGAAGGTGTGTGTGCCAATCTCGGGTTATTGGTTTGAGAAAGATAAGTTGGAGAACATGAATCCACAAAAGTTATTTAATTACATTCTTCAAAATTTGGAAACGTCAACAAACGTTTGTATATTGATGGAGTTACATAAGTTGTTAAGGGGGAAAAATACTAAATTAGTATTATATACTTATGACAGTTTCTTATTGGATTATGATGAGGGGGAAAAGTTAACAGGAGAAATAGAAAGTATATTTAAAAATAAAAAGTTACAAATAAAAACAGGTTATGGAGCAAGCTACGATTTTGAGTAATCATTATAATATTTATTGGGAGACAACCCAATTAAATAATAAGGATTTGAACAACAAGTTATTTTGTACTTTCGTTACGGAAGATGTTCTAGATGAAATGGTATCTAGCATTTCGAGCACATACACTATAATGTATAATAAGATGTTTGTTCTTTTTGTTAAGAGTACGAATGAATATGTTATTACATACAATGTAGATCAAGGAAATGTAAGTAACATTCCACTTAATACGATTCTAGTACATAGAAAAAAAGAAACCAATACATTGTATACTATTAATGCCTTAAATGATCTAATTAAGAGATTAAATGGTGGTGTAGTAGACACAACATTCAGAATTGATTGGCAACATTATAAAAATTGTATATTGCTTACCCAAAATGGTGAGATTAAACAATTAAATACAAAAGTAAGTAGGATTATAGATCTTTAATACAGGGCGTGGGTATTTAACTTTTCTTTCGTATATTTATGACATATTAATAAAATGAAAAAAGCAGATAATTTCGATGCAGGTAAATGGTTAGTAGAAAACAAAATCACTACTCAATCTAAATTAAATGAAGATGAAGACTCAGATATTAAAAATAATATTATAATAGGATATAGATGGAAATCTAATCAAATGAGAATAGATAATCTTGAAGAAGCATTAGCTATACTTGGATATGGAAAAAATCAATCCAGTCTAAAAAATCATTACCCTATAGAAGGAAAAAGGGTAGCATTTTATAATTTATCAGACCCAGATTCTGCAAGTGAAAAACTTAGAAAAGCAGGAAAATTAGATGAATGGTTTGAACCTGTTTATAAAAAATATATAAAGTAAAGAGCTCTCGAAAGAGAGCTTTTTTTAACTTGGTTTCCCCCAAATTAATTAGTATATTCACGTTGTAATAAAAATAGAATAGTTATGGATTTAAATGAAATGAAAAATCGACTGTCTGCCATGCAGTCAAAATCTACCGGAGGTGGTGGAAACAAGAAAACCGTATTTTGGAGACCATCTGTAGGTAAACAGGTTGTTCGAGTTGTACCTTCTAAGTACAATAAAGGAAACCCATTTACCGAAATGTATTTCCACTACGGTATTGGTAAAAACACAATGGTATCTCCTGTTAATTGGAATGAAAAAGATCCTATTGTAGAATTTGCAAAACAATTGCGTACTACAAGCGACAAAGAAAACTGGCGCTTGGCTAAAAAACTTGACCCTAAAATGCGTATTTTCGTTCCCGTAATTGTACGTGGTGAAGAAGCAGAAGGTGTTAAGTTATGGCAATTTGGAAAAGAATTGTACATGGATTTCTTAAATCTTGCTGACAACGAGGATGTGGGTGATTTTACAGATGTAATGATCGGTCGTGACATTACACTAATTACAGTAGGTCCTGAAGTAACTGGTACAGCTTACAATAAGACTACTATTATGCCTAAGGTTAAAGAAACACCATTGGCTCCTGATAAAGCTCAAATTGAGGCTTTATTGAACAACCAACCAAACCCAAACGAAGTATTTAAAAAGTATTCATTCGATGAAATGAAACAAGCACTTCAAGAACATTTATCTCCAGAAGATGAACACGAAGAAGGGTCAATTATTGATGAAGAGAAAGAGGCTCCACAAACTGTAGGAACACCTTACACCATCAAAACCCCAGCTGCAGCTAAAGTAAGTAAAGCAGAAAAATTCGATTCATTATTTGACGATGAAGATGACGTACCATTTTAATTAAGTAAACATTATGGCTAAAACTAAAAAAAGCGAATCGCTGACGGCTGCTCTATCCTCTGAACTTAGATCTAAATTTGATTTAACTAAGTTTAAGGAGAAAAAAATGCTCAATTCAAATGTAAAATTTAAAGAGCAAAAATGGATTCCTCTTAGTCCTGCTTTCCAGGAAGTAACCTCAGTACCAGGTATTCCAATGGGCCATATTGTTCTCCTTAGAGGTCATAGTGATACGGGTAAAACTACAGCAATGATTGAAGCAGCAGTGTCTGCTCAAAAAATGAAAGTTTTACCTGTATTCATTATCACCGAGATGAAATGGAATTGGGAACATGCTACTCAAATGGGTTTAAAAATTAACGAAATCGTTGATGAGCAAACAGGCGAGGTCCTAAATTATGAAGGTAATTTTATTTATGTTGATCGTGAAACCTTACATACTATAGAGGATGTATCTGCTTTTATTCTAGATTTACTAGATGAACAGAAAAAAGGTAATTTACCTTACGATCTACTCTTCTTATGGGATTCAATCGGATCAGTACCTTGTGAACTATCAGTACGTTCTAATAAGAACAACAATGAATGGAATGCAGGTGCAATGTCAACACAATTTGGTAACAATGTTAACCAAAAAATGACATTATCTCGTAAAGAATCTTCACCTTACACTAATACATTAGTATGTGTTAATAAAGTTTGGACAGCAAAAGCAGAAGTACCTATGGGACAACCAAAACTTATGAATAAGGGAGGTTTTGCTATGTGGTTCGATGCAACGTTTGTAGTAACATTTGGTAATATTTCAAATGCTGGTACATCTAAAATCAAAGCGATTAAAGATGGTAAGCAAGTTGAATTTGCTAAACGAACTAATCTCCAAATTGATAAAAACCATATTAATGGTATTCAATCAAGAGGTAAAATTATTATGACACCTCACGGATTTATCACCGATAATGAAAAGGATCTTAAATCTTATAAAGAAGCACATGCTGCTGAATGGATGAAGATACTTGGTGGTATGGATTTTGATATTTTTGAAGAACAAGATTCATATGAACCCGAAAGTATTTTCGCACAAGAACCAGATTAATTACAATTGGGGGTTGGTTTTACCAACCCTTTTTTGTATATTTACGTCAAATAAAAAGTTATGAAGAAAAATGAATTATTTAAACTTCTTGACAGTGTGGTCGAGGAGAATGACATTGTATCCCCTAAAAAGTATGATCGAGTACTTTTAATAGATGGATTAAATTTATTCTTTAGAAATTTTGCAATGATGAACATTGTAAATTCTCAAGGAGCACACGTAGGAGGTTTAGGTGGTTTTATGCGTTCGTTAGGAGCTTTAATTAATCAAATCCAACCCACTTCGGTTTTTGTAGTATTCGACGGAATTGGTTCTTCCACTAATAGGAAGAACCTTCTCCCCGAATATAAATCTGGTCGTAATTTGACTAGAATTACAAATTGGGAGGTATTTGAGAATTTAGATGATGAAGATGATGCTAAGATTAATCAGATTGTTCGTATTGCCCATTACCTAAAATGTCTACCTGTTAAAACTGTTGCTATTGATAAAGCAGAAGCGGATGATATTATAGCGTATTATAGCGATATTCTCCCTAAGACATACGGTTCTAAGGTATTTATAGTTTCATCGGATAAAGACTTTATTCAACTGGTAAACGACGATGTTATTGTGTATCGTCCCATCGAAAAGGAATATTATACTAAAAACACAGTTAAAGAAAAATTTAATGTGTTAGCTGATAATTTTATCCTATATAAAATGCTACTTGGTGATAACTCAGATAAAGTACCAGGTGTAAAAGGATTAGGAGAAAAAGGTTTATTGAAGAAATTTCCAGAATTAGCTACTGAGGTATTAACCTTAGATGATATTTTTAGAATTTCTGAAGAAAAACATAAGGAACATGTTGTTTATACTCGTATTGCTTTTGAAAGAGAACGATTAGAACAAAACTACAGAATTATGAATCTTAAAAAACCATTGTTAGACGATAACGATAAGTTATTCTTAGAGGCTTTTGCAGAAGAGGAAAATATAGCTTTGAATAGCGAAGATTTTTTACGATTTTACCACGATGACGGTTTAGGTCACCTTATCAAAAATGTTGATTTTTGGATTAAAGACACCTTTAAAGTATTAAACAGTTTTAAATAAATAAGTTATAAAATAAATGACGTTATCCCAATTATCCCAATATGGACCATCTTTCCAAGTTAAGGTATTATCCTCACTACTAACCCATAAAGAATTCTTACTAAACATCCACGATGTTATAAGTGATGAATACTTTGACAACCAAGCCCACCAATGGATTATTAAAGAAATTCTAAAATATTATCAAAAATATCATACTACTCCTTCAATGGACATTTTGAAAGTAGAATTGAAAAAAATTGATAATGAAGTTCTTCAAGTATCTGTTAAGGAACAACTTCGTGAAGCTTATAAATCATCAGATGAAGACCTTAAATATGTTGAAGAGGAATTTTCAAATTTCTGTAAAAACCAACAACTTAAAAAAGCATTATTAAATAGTGTTAATTTCCTTAATACTGGAGATTACGATACAATTCGTTCATTAATCGATAATGCATTAAAATCAGGTCAAGATAAAAATGTAGGTCACGAATACAATAAAGAAGTTGAATCTCGATATAGAGAGGATCATAGAATTGTAGTACCTTGTCCGTGGGAACCATTTAGTAATTTACTACAAGGTGGTTTAGGTAACGGTGATTTTGGATTAATATTCGGTAATCCTGGAGGTGGTAAATCTTGGACATTAGTTGCCTTAGGTGGTTATGCTGTTAAAATGGGATATAACGTACTTCATTATACCCTTGAGTTAGGTGAAGAGTATGTAGGCCGTCGCTACGATGCTTATTTTACAAATATCCCAGTAAACCAAATTACAGATAAAAAACATAGATCTAGAGTGGAGGAAGTTATTGGTGAACTACAAGGTCAATTAATCATAAAAGAATATTCTCCTGGTAAAGCATCAATTGCCACTGTTGAAGCGCATATTAAAAAATGTATTGATCAGGACTTTAAACCAGATTTGGTTATAATCGATTATGTAGACCTTCTTCGTTCAAAGAAAAATAATCGTGAGCGTAAAGATGAAATTGATGATATTTATATTAGCACAAAAGCACTTGCAAGAGAATTACAACTACCAGTTTGGTCTGTATCTCAAGTAAACCGAGCAGGTGCAAAAGATGATATTATTGAAGGGGATAAAGCCGCAGGATCATATGATAAAATGATGGTCACTGATGTTGCTATATCCTTATCAAGAAAACGAAAAGATAAAGTAGATGGAACAGGTAGATTTCACATTATGAAGAATAGATATGGTATGGATGGAATGAGTTTTAATGTAAAGGCCGATACATCAACTGGACACTTTGAAGTATCAGAACGTAGTGATGAAGATGATGAAGAACCAGCAACACCGAGACAAAATACAACATCTTATAATACTATCGATTATATGGATAAAAAAGAACTTAGAAATAAATTTTTCGAACTTAACGCTTAATTGAAAAAAACATGTCTGATATTAAAAAACCTAGGTTAATATACAAACCTTTCGAATACCAAGAAGCCGCGGATTATTGGTTAAAACAACAACAAGCACATTGGTTGCACACAGAAGTTCCTATGATGTCCGATTTAACAGATTGGAATTTAAATTTAAATGAAACCGAAAAGAATATTATAGGTTCTATTTTAAAAGGATTTGCACAAACCGAAACGGTTGTAAATGACTATTGGTCGGGACTAGTTACTAAATGGTTTAGAAAACCTGAAATAGTAGCTATGGCTGTTACTTTTGGGTCATTTGAAACAATCCATGCTGAGGCTTATTCATTATTAAATGAAACTTTGGGTCTTGATAATTTTGATGAGTTTTTAGAAGATGAGGCTACAATGGCTAAAATCCAAAACTTAATGGATGTAAGAGATAGTTTTGAAGGTGATACGGACTGGCATGAAGTTGCAAAATCACTAGCTATATTCTCAGCATTTACTGAAGGTGTTAATTTATTCTCTTCATTTGCTGTGTTATTATCATTTAAGATGAGAAACAAATTAAAAGGTGTTGGGCAAATTGTAGAGTGGAGCATTAGAGATGAATCACTACATTCAGAAGCAGGATGTTGGTTATTCAGAACACTAATTAAAGAAAATCCTCAACTTAAAACCCAAGAACTAGAAGCTGCTATAAATGAAGCAGCATTACTTTCTCTTCAACTTGAGCTTGATTTTATCAATAAGGTTTATGAACTTGGTGATTTAGAAGGTTGTTCACAATATGATTTAGAACACTTTATTAAAAACAGAGTTAATACAAAATTAGGAGATCTAGGTTATAAAGGAATTATCACAAGTATAGATATGACAGCAGTAGAAAGAATGAAATGGTTTGACCATTTATCAGCAGGGAAACAACACACCGATTTCTTTGCATCAAGAGTAACAAATTATAGTAAAGGACATTTAACCTGGGACGAATCAATATTTTAAATATGAGTAACACAACAATAGATTACACGCAATGGGAGCGTGGTAAAGATTTTCCTGATTTTTTTGATGAAGTAGCATTGTCTACAATTAGCAAGGGATACTTATTACCTGGAGAAACTCCTCGTAAAGCATATAGAAGAGTAGCTCATTCTGTAGCAATGAGATTAAATAGACCTGATCTAGAAGCTAAATTTTTTAAATACATCTGGAATGGATGGATTGGATTAGCTAGTCCTGTTCTTAGTAATACAGGAACTGATAGAGGTTTACCTATAAGCTGTTTCGGGATTGATACTCCTGATTCTATCAGAGGTATTGGTCTTACAAATGCTGAACTTATGAGACTTACATCTTATGGAGGTGGAGTTGGAATATCACTTAGTAGAATTAGAGGCAGAGGAGCAAACATTACCGGAAACGGACAAAGTGAAGGTATAGTTCCTTGGGCTAAAATTTATGATTCAACTATTATAGCTACTAATCAAGGTAGTGTAAGACGTGGAGCAGCAAGTGTTAACTTAGATATTAACCACCCAGATATCCATGAATTTTTGCAAATCCGTCGTCCTAAAGGAGATGCTAATAGACAATGTC